AACTTTTACTCGATCTAGATATACTTCTTTAAATATCCTCCTCATATAATACTTTCCAAGCTCATCTTTTGTGTATTCTGCTTCTGTTATAGTATCTAATTCTAAAAGTTCTAAATATAAATCATCGTTGTACCATTCTTGAATAGATAAATGTTTATTGTATTCATCATTTGTTTTGACATCAAATATTTCATCTTGTATTTTTTCGTCAATCCAATCCATATCATCGTAACTCGAAATTTTTATACGTTTTTTTTGTCGATGATAATCATAATACATATTTTTTAACATTACATAAATGAAAAAGGTGTTTACCTCTCCGTTGTATAAAATACTTTTTTTATTGTCTTTTACATATTGATGGACTTTTATGTACATTTCTTGAACTAAATCTTCAGCTAAGACTTTATTACATCCTAAACCTACAAGAATATCAATCCATTTTTGATGATCCTTTGCAATTTGTTTTAATATAGATTCCACCAAGTTATATGTATTCCACAGATTAAAAAACACAAAGTAACTTGATGATACATATCGTAATCAGATACCTCCTCTTCTACACCCGGATCAATACGTGGATTATAATATAATACACCTAATGATATTCCGTATATTGGTATGAACTGTATGTCAAAACCCATCTCGTTTTTATAACTAAGATAAGCATTATATTTTAAATGTATTAAAAGGGCAAATTTTTAGGAGTTTTAACGACTTCTAACATATCTTTTTCATCTAGGGTAAACCCTACGTTATTAGGAATAGATTTAAGACGTATAGGCTCTTGTAACATAGTAGGTCTCCCTCCGGTTTCAACCTCTTTTACTTTTCTCACGTGAATATGTGTATACATAAAGTCAGTAGGATGTTGAACGTAACGATGCACAACCCAAAAATCATCCGCACGATTTACAAATTTACCCCCTCCTTCAATATCACTAGCTTGTGGAGGTACAGGATAACCGGCATAAGGATCCTCGAAACGGTGCAACGATCTTAAAGCTGCCGTATTAGCGTGAGTATTTAGCCAAGTAGTTATTTTAAACTCTTTACAAAAAATCCGGATCTCAGTACAAGCGTGATAATCGTACTCGTGACCTCCTACGGATTTAAGCAATTCAAAATCTTTCTTTAGAGAATTGTAAGGATCTATAAAAAGACCATCATAATCCCAAGCCATTTTAATTTGTTTAGATAACATCAAAAGTTCTTTATAGGTGTACATATCTTTTGTGTCAATAAACTTAAAATGAGAATTTATAAACTCACTAGATCTTTTAAATCCGGCATCGGATATTTTATTTATAGGCATAGACTCCATAAACTCCATAAGTCTACGAATAATAGAATAAGGTTCATTCTCACTCGAATACACTACCCATCTTTTTTTGTGCAATCTGCTATACAAAAGCATAAGATATAAAGCTACACTTGTTTTGCCAACGTTAGCGTGTCCAAGTATTACATTAAAGTTAGATGGTTTGAAACGGATATATTCATCAAAGCTAGGGATTCCAAGGCGGGATCCGGTTTTAATTTCTCCGCTTTTAATTTTTTTTAGATAGTCAATTTGTTCAGAAAATTCGATAAGCATATAATAAAGATAAAAAAAAAGAGTAACATTTTACGGCTACTCTTTTCTTGGTTTGTAAATAACTCTAGAAAGGACTCGCTTCCTCTCTGTCGGGCATATGTGTACTAGCAGCGACCTCATTTAACTCAGTTCGCCAAGTTCTAGTCAATACTAATTTCTTTAACCCATAATCATCTGTCTTATCCGGAGATCTAGTAATTTGAAAATTAACATACTCTCCATCTAAGTTTTCAAGATAAGCAATTAAATCTTTTCTTTTTGCATCGAAGTTAGCAACTCCGGCTTTAAATTTAGGACTAGGATTTTTTACATAAATCGGATCCACAAACTCGCTTTCATATTTAAATTGTGACATATTATAAATTGTTTAGTTCGTTACGAAGATAGTTAAAATGTTCCAACGTATTAGGAAGCACCATATCTAAATTATCTTTAGCAAAAGCTTGCATATTTTCTTTATAGCAAACTTGCATCAATATAGAGTTTTGAGTTTTCTCATCTTTTACTCCATAGCTTTTACCTCCACCGTTAAATTTTGGTTTAGGAGTAAAGTTGTTCTCTCTCATAACCTTACCATTTCCGGTAGGAGTTAATTCATACTCAAAAGTATGTCCGTTTACAGATTCCCCATTAAGGTTTAAGTTATTAACTAAATCTCCATTTGGATTTCTATCAGTCTTTTTAATAAAGAATTTTACTTTTTCACCGTGCTTAAATGTTACTTCGTTGATTTCCATATCATTATAAGATCCGGCTTTATCGATTGTTACAATAGTTCCTTTCATATATAAGTTTTAAAGTTTAAGCTAAGATAAGGAAAATAATGTTAATAAAAAAAGAGGAGTTTGACTAGGAACTCCCCTTTTGTGACATTCAAGCCGTCAAGCAAGAATGATATCGAACTATTGAACGATCAAATATATGGTTTAATTCTTTAACAACAAAGGTTGAACTATACTTTTGTAATAATCTATTTTTTCTATTAGATCCGGATTAGAAAACTTTGCAATATTTCTGCATTTACTCTCTAAAATATCCGGTGTATCTGTTCCGTACTCTTTAGATAATCGTTGACCAAATCTAAACTGCTCTCCGTATCCGTGTATATTACATTTATAACATTGGACTTGACAATTAAGCTCATCCCATCTAGTTGAATAGTGTTTACGAGACATAAAGTGTCCACATTGTAAAGTTTTCCAATGACCTTTTATCCCACAAGTATAACATTCTGCAATACCTCTTTTAGATTTACGCAACCGGATATATTGACTAAATATTGTGTCAAGTTTTTTAACGATACACTTTCTACTTTTACATCTCATTCAGAATTTCCTTGACATTTTTCGTCTTATTATCACAAAAGTTCTTCTTCACTTCGATAAGTCTGTAAGATCTTTCTCGTTCATATGAGCTTCTAAGATATAGCCATCTAATGGGTTTATTAAACTTATAGCTTTGTATATTTTCCGGCTTATAGCTTTTACATTTTTCTTTTCAGTCTTAGTGGACTCTTTTCCTAAATTTGTGTACATTGTTGCGTCCATTTCTAATAACGTATCAGTTTTACGTTTTACGCTCCAAGTTTTATAGTTTACTATTTTTCTTATTTGCTCATCTAATTCCATAATGTATATATATATATATTTATATTATATATCTTGTATATATATAGATATATAGTATATATATTACAAGCGTTTTAAGAGACTTTTAAAAAGTCTTTGTACGAATATACTAAAAATATAAAAGGATTTAGCAGAGAGCTTTAAAATACCCTTCTGATTTACTTACCGTGTAGTTTATTACCGAATACTTTCTCAACCCCTCTAGAACCAAAATAGCCTCCGATGACAATCGAGAGCAATCCGGTAATTGAGTCAAGTGGATAGCTAAGATACCATCCTACTACATAGCTAATTGTAAGAAATACTAAAACTAATGGACGTACATTAGAAGCTAACCAACTTCCGGATCTAGCATCTGCAACCCATCGTCTAGTTGTTCCGTCTATCTCTGCTCTCTCTAGATCGAGTTTTTTTAGAGCTATGGTCTTATCCCCTTCGGACATATCAGAACCGCCTATAATAGCTTGTAATACGCTTCCTACGGCTGTATTTCCTGCTATTGCTCCGACTACGCTAGGAATTTTATTTAAAAGAAATTTACCTACCGCTGTATCCTTTATTTTTTTCTTTTCTGACAAGAGGCTTTATTGTTTCAATTATTAAATACTCAACTAATCTAAAAGAGATATATCCACAAATTAATATGTCCATACGGAATTATTTTTATTAGGATCTGTGTCACAATGTATAAAAGTTTTTGCTACACCTATTCTTTTAAAACCGGCTCTTATTAGAGCATTAAGAATAACATATCTTTCGTTTCCGGATCCAACGGCAATATCACAAGCAACTCCAATTTTATGACTCGAGTTTGGAACTCCCCCAACCGCTTCATTATGAGAAGTTGTTCTGTATCCGCTTGTAATGTTAAAAGGTATTCCGGCAATCTCTCGTGCCTCTTCTAACTTAGAAAGAAATTGTATATCCATATTTTTGCCCGAATTAGGTAAAGAAGGACAATCAAACTCTGATAAGTAAAAGTACTTAAGATTCATCCGAATATGCTATATAAAAGTTTCCAAGTCATAAAAAATAATACAACTCCTATAAATATAATTTTACCTTTATTGTAGTATCCGTCACTCTCCCAATTTGTAGAAACGTAATCGAATACTTTTTCTTTTGCTAAAATCCAATATCTTTTCATAATTTATTATTTAAGTGTGATCCGTCACAATATCCATTAGGGTTGCTAGTACAACCACATTTGCATTTTACTTCTTTCATAGCTTTCCTTTTGGTGGGTTACGTTTGTCATCAAAATCCATTGCTGCCTTGAGGATAATTTTATCCATAACAGCGTCTTGATTCTTTAACATTTCTCTTTGCAAATCAATTACCATTTCCTCTAATCTATCTTTAGCACCTACTAATAATTCAATTTGCTGTTCTTTCTTTTCAATAGAGTTTTTAAGTGCGTTTATATCATCCGGTTTAGATCCTGTTATTGTAGATATTACCATTGCTAAACTAGCACTCAAAGTACCTACTAACATCATTACAACTTCTTTGTTTGAGTCTAGAACCGGATATTGAATAAATACCACTACTAAAGCCACAATAAAGAAAAATATTAATAATGCTCCGCTATATGAACGGATCTCTTTTGCCACACCATTTTTAGGTAAATTCATTTTTTTTATTTTAGCGTTGGACCAACAAACCAAGTTACTAAAGAGTGACGAACTCCTTCACTTATTGGCAAAACTCTATGAAATTCAAAAGAAGGAAAAAATATAATATCCCCTTTATTCATCTTTATTGGTTTGTCGTTATAAAATTGAAATTCTCCTCCTTTAAAATCATCATTAAGAAGTGCTGTCATAGACAATTTTCTTGTATTATTATGTAAGGCTTTATTTTGAGGATAATTGTAAGGACTGAAACCACTTCCGTCTTTATGAAAGTTGTAAAATCCTTTTTTAGCATATTTCGTAATCTGCATATTTTCTGCTGCCGTGATATCCATTTGCCATACATTTGCTTTTTTAACATAATCGAAAACTATGTCATACAACCATTTTTCATTTGTCCATACAATTGAAGAATCTCTAATTTTATCAATTTCTTCTACATCTTGTATTTGAGCTTTTTCAAATTTACCATTAGATAGGTTCAAAATTTGCTGACACAAATCATCGTTTAAAGCATTAGGAATTAACCAATACAAATAATCTGTTTGACTCATTTTATTTTTTTATATATTGAAATTACTGTGTATCCTATTGCTAACAAAAGAGAAACAGCTTGTAAGAACGGATTTATAGAACTAACTGAGAATGCTAATGCTATTGCGTTAAAACCATAAATCTTTAAATCTTCCAAATATTATGGCTTAGTAGGTTTTGTAACAGGAAAGTCACTTGTACTAGGCCAATCTCTTAATTCTTGTCTGTATGCAAGTAAATTAGAATGGTTAGGATAATCAGTTGTTGAAACAATAAAATCTGTTGCCGTTAACTCTTCATCTCTCCACTCCCTAGCTTCAGATTCAAGCTCTTCGGTTGTTTTTACAGGGTGGCTCCATCCGTCCTCTTCATTCCATAAATCCCCTACTCCAAAACCATTTTCTGCTTCTGCCCAATCTCCATCAAATCCGTTAATGTCTATTTGTGCTGTTTTTGCAATTCCTTTTATAATTTTATAATACATTTTCTTTTTTTTTAATAGTATAACAATATTGCTCCATCTCCTGCTTGGAAATTAAAATTTGCAGGGGGGTAGCTACCTACATTGCTTGATTGTCTTGTACCTCCACCCCATCCGTGAGCTTCTGAGCCATCATTGTATCCTCGACCTCCGCCACCTACTCCATATCCATTGACACCGGAACCCGGATCTCCATTTCCATTAGATGTTTGAGTTCTGAATCCCGCTTGTCTTGAGCCATTTGCTGTTGATAGAGTTAACCCTCCTGTGATTGTGCTTTCAGTCATTGGAGTTGATGAAAAACTGTTGCTTACACAAACGTGATTTTCTCCTTGACCCGGTGTTAATACTAGATTAGTTGATGCAGTAGTAATAATTTTAGTACCTTGAATAATTCGACCACCATAGCCTGTGTAAGTAAGACTGTTACTTGGTCCAACTGTACCACCTCCACACATAAAATAGGCAATTGATGCACCATCTGCTAAACCTAAATCAGTTGCAGGGTTTACAGTAATTCCACTAGTTGAAGTAAATGTAAGAGCTTGATTTCCACTTATTGCTGTCACTAGGGTAGGTGTAAAACTTACGTTCAATTTTCCACTATCATTGTTATCTCTACTTGTAACAGTATGAGTAGTAGAGCCACTTACAAAAGTAGTGCCTACTAGCTGTGCTGCTGATAAATCTAAAGCCCAACCTTCAGTGTAAACTGTAATCCTTCCGGAGCCTACTGATAATGAACTTCCTGTTCTTTGACTTGGATGTGCTTTTATTATACTAAAACCTCCTTGTCTTACATCTGAATCTGCTAATGCACTTAAAGTTGAATATTTTTTTTGGTTAGTAAAACCCCCACCACCACCTCCGCCTGCGGTTGGGAAAAAACTTGAAAAATCTGCCATTTTATTTTATTTAATTAATTTATTGTTATGCTGTTCCTTCTACTCCGATTAAAATCCATCCTTGTGCTGCTCCCGAGTAAATCATCTCAAAACCACTATTTAATTTGTCTAGTGTTAAATCTGAAGTAGCACCCATTATTTTCTCACTATTTCTAGCCACTATACAAGTAGCAACACCACTTCTATTTGAAATTTTTATAAAGTTTCCTGCACTTGGCGAACTTGGAAGAGTTAGTGTTAAGTCTGCTGTTAACACGTACAAATTTCCACTTGCAGCTGTAGTGTTTGAAGAAATCACAGACACTCCTATTCCTCCTGTAGCATTATCTACATAATCTTTAACTGCTGCACTTGTAGGTAGTGTTGTATCGTTATCATTAGAACCAATCCCTTCAGATTCTGTTACTAAAGTTCCTGCTCCTATTTCAGATGTAGTGATACCGGAAACGGCTA